ATAATTACCACTTAAACTTACAGTTAATATAAATATCCCTTCAGCTAACATAATCTATTCTCCTATAAATTATCTAATACCCATTCCAACTCTTAAAATAAAACTTTTTGGGTTTTTACATTTTTACCTACATCATAATTACGATTTTTATTTTTTGGGTAAGGTAATTGTGTTAATTTTAAATTTGTTGTTACTTGTTTTTTAAATTTTTTATTGCCAGTAATATAAATATACCTATGTTTCGGTAAAATCTTTACTTTTGTTAATTCTAATTTTTTAATTATTTCATTTGGGCAAGGAGTCATTTTATATGCAGTCATTACTTTGTCATATTTATCACAAAACTTTAATATTTTTTTAAGTTTTTTCCAATCATCTACCTTTGGAAAACTAAATCCAGAATCAGTCCTGAACCAATGAGAGCAAGTGTCTTTATAACCAAACTCTTTATCTAATTGTTTAGCTGTCCATTTGCCTTTGTATAATTTTAGATAATTAGCCAAATCAATTTGATCAACATTTCCTTCATCAGCCCTTCGTTTTACTAATTTAACATTTAGTTTATTATTTTGTTGGTAATG